CCTACAATGTTTAGAAACATTAATGATGTTAATGATCCATTTTTAAGAGATACCAGAAAAGCTGTAGATAAAATAATGGACGACCTACCTTTCTTTAGCAATCAAGGTATGCCTATCAGAAGAAATATTTTTGGAGAAAAAATGTTAAGAAGAAAACAAGGTCCGCAAGTGTTTTCTCCTATAACTGTTGGTACGGCAGAACCAGATCCCATACTAACTGCTTTTGCTGACGCAAATTATTTTCCAGGTAAAATGAATAGAAAATTAGACGGAGTAGAATTAAACGAAAAACAATACGAATATATGTTGGATAGATTAGATCTTATGAACTCTAGATCAGAGTTTGAAGCATTAATTTCAACATTTTCTAGTAATGATCCGCCAAGATTTAGAAGGGAAGGATTTGAACAATTAATGGGAGAGCTTAGAAAAAATGCAAGGCAAATGACTCTTGACGCTATCATGTATGATGAAAACAGTCCGGTATATAGTCCTTCCTGGAGAAAGGCATGGGAGAAAGAACAGCGTAGTACGGATTAATGCCTTGCCCTACAGAAAGAGTTGGGAAATGCGGAGAACATTTAACAGCTTCTTTTCTTTACTCATTTGGATCAGATCTAGTTACAATGCCACACGGATCTCACGCTGATATAGTTTTTGAATACAAAAATATTTTGTATAAATGCCAAGTAAAAACTGTTACTAAAAAAAAGAAATATATATCTAAACATAACGGCAGACATTATAGGACCGGTTGGTGTTGGGATATTAGAAGGGGTGGCAATACTAAAGAAAGAAGATATGGCACAAAAGGTACACACAATATAGATCTTTATGCTTTAGTTTGTCTTCCTTACAAAAATATAATCTTTGTACCTTTTTTTAAAAAAACCAGAATAACTTTTAACGACGACGAAGTTAAAACTGCAAACTCAAAAGAAACTTTAAAATATACTTTAGATTTAATTAAGCAAAATCAGCTTGTTAGCTAACTCTACATTATTTTTAGAAACTTCTTGTCTAATCTCTCCGTATCTTTGCATAGAAGATAAGCTCTGATGTCCTAATAAATTTCCTACTTGTCTATGGCCTAAACCTGCTGATAAACAATATGTAGCGAATGAGTGCCTAAGATCATGTAATCTTAGATGCGGACAATCACATTCCTTCCTAATTCTATCCCAAGTTTTTTCCGGAGATTTTATACCTGTAATTGTTTTTTCATTAGGACAGACTTCTATAATTTTATTTATAATTTTTATAGCATGATCTGACAAATAAATAATTCTGTCTTTACCGGTTTTTTTACCTGTCTTATATTGGTCAAAAGGTATTACAATTTTATTATCTTTTATCCAAGATCTTTGTGCATTTGCTATTTCGCTTTTTCTAGCTCCTGTTAGTATGAGTAACCATATAAAAGATATAGACCTTATCTTTCCTGGTTCAAAGTTTTCTAATTCATTTAGCTTTTTAAATACTTTTAACTTTTCTTTTTCGGTATAGCTAGTAGTAATTTTCTTTTCTGGATTGCCTTTTATACTTCTGGCTATATTATTTTCTATACCATAACATTCTTCATCAATAGCAAAATTTAAACTAGCTACTATGAATTTAAGAAATTTATTTGCTTGTGATTTACTTTTTTTAGAAATAAATGCAAAAACATTTTTAATATCTTTTCTTGTTAATTCATTTACATAAATAGATCCAAGATATTTTTTTGCATAATTTTGATATAAAGATTGATATTGTTTTGTTGTAGTTTCTTTTACATCTCTTGCCTTACAGTCTTTTATGTATTCAGAAAACAAAACATCATACTTAATTTCTGTTGCGTCTTTTGGATCTTCTACTAAACCTTCTTCTATATCTTTGTAATGAGAATAAATTTTTATAGCTCTTTTGCGTATCTCGGTAATACTTTCATCTGGATAACGAGCTTCTATTTTTCTTTTTATTTTTTTTCCTTTGTTGTGCCAAATCAAATAATAATATTTAGATCCGTTTCTATGTCTAGTTTTTAATTTATTGAATTTTTTATCGGCTATATGCCTATCTTTTTCTTCCATGTTTTTCTCCTGCTTTTGTACGCTTATTAATATGTATTTGAAGTCTTTGTAAAGTTTCTTTAGTTAATTTGCCATTGTGTTTAGTCTTCATGTTTTTCTCCTTTTTTATGCACTAATTCAATTTCCATTTCTAAGTAATGTATTGCTTTATTAAGATCATCAATCCTACTTCCTTTATCTCTACTAATATATTTGATAGCGTTACCACAACAATAAGATAGTTTATTAGCCAATATATATTCTATTGGCTCTATGCCTAGTTTCTTGTAGTGATTACCTGCTACTTGCTTTTTTAGAGTTTTTGGTTTCCTTGACATTTTTTTTAAATATTTTATCCCAATTATTTTCAAAAGTTTTTTTATCAACTTTTATAGGACGAGGATCTGATCCTTTCGACATTATATTTTTGTGAGAATGGCAATTAATAAGACATTAGTTATGAAAATTTCCGCCGAGAGTATCGTGTGATACCATACCCAACGGGCCTTATAAATATTTTCAATAGTAATTTCTTCGTCCTTTTTCATTTAATTAATGTTTGCATTTCCTTAACATCTGTATATCATAATGGTTATGAGGAATAATATCTAGTCGTGTCTAGTAATCAGAAGACATTTTTATCCAGGCAAGAGTGTGCTGAAAGAATTGGTGTTAGCGTGAGAACACTTGATCGTTGGCGTTTTTCTGGAGAAGGGCCTAGTTATTACAAGATACAAAAAGCAGTAAAGTATGAGGAGCAAGACATTGATAGTTACTTGGATAATCAAAAAATTACTACATTCTAAAAAATGCCTGTCATACATCACGCAAAGATTGCTCCGTCTGGATTGGATAGATATACAAAATGCCCTGCGTCGCCAAAAGCATCAGAAGGTTATGGTTCTAGCAGTAGTAATGCTTCTCGTATTGGTAGTGTAGTACACGAAATGAATGAAATGAGATTACAAGGTAGATTTGAAGGTGTTGATTACAAAGAGTATTGGTTAAACAGAGAAGTAGAATTTGAAGGTCATACAGTTAAGGTAGATGCAGAAATGATTGAAGCGTCTAATACATATTGTGAATATGTAGTGCAAAGAAAAAATGAAGAAAAAAAATCAAAACTTTATATTGAAGAAAGATTGGACGGACATGAGATCCACCCAGACTTATGGGGAACAACAGATATTTTAATAGTGCAAAAAGACAAAATAATTATTATTGACTATAAGAATGGCAAATATCCGGTAGAAGTAGAAAATAATTTACAGCTAAGAGCTTATGCTCTTATGGCTTTATCAAAGTATTCAGAAAAAACAAAAGTAGAAATGGTTATAGTGCAACCTAGAGCGTGGCATAAAGACGGACCAATAAGATCTACAGAAATTTCTTCTGAAAATTTGGTAAATTGGGCGTTTGATTGGCTAAAGCCAAAAATAGACGCCTGTTTTGAAGATGAACCTGTTTTTGCGGCGGGAGATCATTGTATCTTTTGTCCCCATAAACTTAATTGTGATACTCATAAAGAGTATTTACTTAGTGAGGAGTACATTGAGCGAAAAAAACAACGAACTAAAAGAGCAATCTACAACAGATAGCGAAGAAAAACCTTACTTGTCTTATGAACAGGACGGAGTAAAAAAGAATATCTACAAAAGCAATTTAGTAGATGCTGAGCTAGAGATTACAGTCAAAGGTAATCAGTTAGCTCTAGCTGAGATTTGTGCCTGGACAATCAATGGTTTGGCACAACTTGAGCAAGACTCGGAACAAATTACACAAGCAAGAAAGATTGAACAACTTACGCAGTTAAAACAATCTTTTGAGTTTCTGCGTAATTATTCATTTGAGTTATTAAGAGTAACATTAGAAAAAGGAGAAAAAAATGACAATTAAAGCAATTAGAAAAGGAGCTAGTAAAAAACCTATGCGTATGGCTATATACGGACCTGCCGCAATCGGTAAAACATCTGCTGTTTGTGAAATGCCAGATCCAATGATACTGACATTGGAAGAAGGTCTAATTACACAGACAGACACTAACATTTGGAATACAGAACCCATTGAAAGTTTTTCAGAGTTTGTAGAATACCTAGAAGAAATAATTAATAATGATGATTACAAAAGCAGAAAAACTTTAGCGATTGACTCTTTAGATTGGCTAGAAACTCTCATTGAAAAATATGTATCAGATAAAGACGGCAAAGAGTCTATATCCGATTTTGAATGGGGGACAGGTTATTCAAAAGCAAAAGAAACATTGACACAAGTGTTTGACCTTTTAGATCAGATTAGAGATAAAAGAAAAATGCGTGTGGTTTTTATATGTCATGTCAAAGAAGACCGAAAAGAAAAACCAGGACTAAAAGATTATCAAAAATACGAGCTTAAACTTAGGACCGGCTTTGGAGAAAAAGTTAAAGAATATTTAGATATGGTTTTGTTTTATAACTACAAATTTGGAGAAGTTAAAACACAAGACGATAAAGGATCTCTCAAAACAAAAGTTACACAATCTAAAGAAAGATATTTCTTTACAGAAGATTGTATAAGTTATTTTGCAAAAAATAGATATAACTTACCCCCAGAAATGAAAGTTGAAAAAGGTAAGGTGTGGAAAACTTTAGAGCAAGAACTTAAAACTGCATTGGCCGGAGATCAAAATGGTTGAGCCAAACAAAAGAAGTAAATTACCTTCTTATGAAGGGTATGACCGAATACTCGACAGAGTAAAAGGAATCATTAAAGAAAAAATTGGATCTAGCGATTTACTAGATAAGGCATTGATGAAATGTCTGCTAGAAATAGAAGACTTAGAAACAGAAATTTCTGAAACTCTAAGCGGTAGATTTGAATTTTTTGATAACAACGAAGAACATTAGTAAAAAGCGAGGTAAATATGACTAATTTCAAAAACTTAATAGAACAGGCGGGAGAAGAAAATGCTTCTATGTCTGATTTTGTAGAATATCCAGAAGGTAGATACTTGATAAATTTCGTCCAAGCAGATGAAATAACAGACTTTGTATCTAAATCAGGTAAAACTTATGACGCTACTGATATAGAGTTTCATGTAGAAGGTTGGGAAAATAAGACTCTTAAATCAAGATACTTTACTGCCTATGACAAGGAAAATTCTGGAGAAGATAAACTTCATAAGGCGGCCTTGAGTGGTACTATGAAATTGCAAAATATTCTTATGGCTATGGGCGTGAAACCAGAAGACTTTCCGGAGAGCATAGAGCAGTTTAATCAAGTGTTGCAAGGTAAAAGTGCTACTTGTCTTTTGAAAAAAAGAGAATACGAAAGCAACGGACAAAAAAAATCTACATTGGATCTTGACGAAGATTTTGCAGGACAAAATTGGAAAGTTGTCGGGGAAGAAAAACATATAGATATTT